AGTGTCTCGCCGCAGGCTTTGCAGGGCTTACCGGTGTACTTGCGCTCGCCGTTTTTGGCGGCATTGATACGGGGGGAATCCAATTTAACACTCCTCTTGGTTGATGGTTTTCTAATTCTAAACCAATACCAAGAGGATGTGTCAAGGGTTTTTTTACAGGTCGGCTTCTTTCACAAAAACGCCGTCGATCATGCGACCTTTGCGGTCCTTGATTTCGTCGTAGGCCATCTCGATGCAGGCCTCGATGCTGAACCCCATCTGCTCGGCCAGGATGGTGAGCACCACCACCGCGTCGCCGATACCATCCATCACCTTGACCGTGTCCTTGCGGGCCAGGCCTGCGGCCAACTCGCCGATCTCTTCGATCAACTTGGTGAACTGCTTGTCGGTCGTACTGCCGGACACCAGGTTGCGCTGGTGCGCCCAGCCACGAATGCGCACAAAATCTTCATAAGTTTTCATGTTGCACCTCAAAATGGAATGTCGTCGTCCATGTCTGCCGGACCACCAGCAGGCTGTTGCGTTTGTTGCGTTTGTTGCGTTTGTGCTGGCGCGTCACCCTTTGGCGGTAGGTCCACCTGGTCCACAGACAGGCGCAGGCGCGTTTTTGGCGTGCCATCCTTGGCTTTGTATTCCTCGAGTTTGATCGGGCCGCTGACGGTCACGCGCTGGCCTTTGGCCATGTACGGTTGCAGGCTTGTGGCCCGCTTACCCCACAGTGCGCAGTCGACCCACATCGTTTCGGGTTTGTCTTTGGTGCCGATCTGCACGCCGATCGCGAAGTTCAGGATGTTGTCGCCGTTGTGCTGGCGCAGTTCGGGGTCACGCCCCAGGTTGCCGGTAAGTATTGCAATGTTCATTCGTTGGATTCCTTCGAAATTTGGACGCGTACGAAACCACCGATCTGCCCCGCGTCCACTCGTGCAGTCAGTGTTGTGAATTGTTTGTCGTTGATCTTGAGTGCATCAGCGACGCCATCAAGGCCAGACTTCATCCTGGCCACCAGGTTGTCTCGATCGTAACTGCGCCGGTCGGGCGGCACGAACTCGAGCACCAGATGCAGGTTGCCAGCAGGCACCAGGTCAGTCCTGATGCGGTATTGCTCGAGCGTCAAAGCCCAGCATGCTTCGCGGTATGACGCTTTGGCCTTTGACACCTTGGCCCAGTGCAGGCGCTTGTTGGGTGACAGGTCCGAAGGTGGCCAGCCAAGCGTGAGTTCAATCATTGACTTCGCGCCCAAACACGATGTCGTGCGCAGTGATGTCGATGCCACGCTCCCAGGCTAATTCCAGGAGGCGACGCTGTACGGCGGTCGGCACGATGCCAGACTTTTGCCAGCGAGACACTGCGGCAGGATCGCGGTTGAGGGCGCGGGCGAGTTTTCGTACCCCGCCAAACATGTCGATGGCCAGTTCAACTGGCGATGTGTGATTGATGGTGTTGTTCATCCCTCAATGATGACACAGGCGCAACACCTTGTGAACCCTTGATTTACCTGGGCGGAACGAATACCCACATAAATCACTCGGAATAGGTATTGCGTTGTGGATATGTGTTGATGTAAGATCACCACATCGGACGAAAAAACGATACCGCATTCAGCACCGAGCGATGGCCACCTGGCCTGACAGAGTTAGCTAAATGGCCGTGACGACATTTTGGGAAAGATCCGGACGCAGGCTTATTAACCCAACGCCTGCACCCTTTAACTGTTTAGACGATGGAGAGAATCATGACTGCAATCAACACCACCCCCGCTTCTGCTGACGAACTCGGCACACTGCTCGCCCAGATCGCCACGCTCACCAAGCAAGCAGACGCCCTCAAGGACGCCATGAAAGACCTGGCCAGCAATGGCGGTCCCACAGTATTCGAAGGCGCCTTGTTCAAGTCGACCTATGTCGAGGCTGACCGCGCTGTCACCGACTGGAAAAAGTTGGCCAAGGAGCAGGGCATCTCTGCCGACATCATCGCGTCGTACACCAGCACCACCGCTGTGTTCAGCATCAAGACAACCGCACGCTAATCAGGAGGCCGACATGAGCACCATTACCAAAATTGCAAACCGTTTGTGGGTGGCACACATCGATGACGAGCGTGCCGATGGCAACAGCATCATCGTCACCTTGGACAACGACTTTGTTTTTGACGACGAGCGCGACTGTGGCGTGCGTGGTTTTGACACCCTCAAAGACGCCGAGCAAGGCACCCGTCTCAACTGCGTTATCAACAAAAAAAATGTTAACCCAGTACGGCATTCTTGATGACGAGGGCGCCGTGGTGCGCTGGGTCTGGGACAAACCGTCCTACCCGCACATCACGCGCAAAGTGCCCCGTTACCGCAAACCCAAGTTCGACATCAGCACCCTACCAGACGCACCATTTTAAGGAGATCAACATGGATTCATACACAGCAACCGGCATCGCAGAAGGCTTCATCGAGGCCGACTCAGAGGACCAAGTCATCGAGGCTTGGCAGACATTGATTGACACAGGTTTGGCCTGGCAACTGCAAGGCTGGTTTGGCCGTCAGGCCAGCCGCTTGATTGAGGAAGGCATCTGCCTACCCGCCGAGCAAAGCCGCCTGCTACGGGCCGCAAAAGCCCTGGGCAAGATCGAATTTGTAACCGTCAAATAAGGAGCACATCATGGGTCAATATCACAAGGTCTACAACCTGGACAAGCAAGAGTTCATCCACCCCCACCGCATCGACAACGGCCTGAAGTTGTACGAGCAGGTCGGCCACATCAGCACCACAAGCACGGCGTTGTTTGCACTGCTGGCCAACAGCAACGCACGGGGCGGCGGCGACTTCCCTGCGCATGAGTTGATTGGCCGCTGGGCAGGCGATCGCATCCTGATCCAGGGTGACTATGCAGAGCCGGGCGACAACGCCTACACGGCCCCCGAGCAACTTGACGCCTTCACCGATATTTCAAGCCAGGTGCTCGAGATGTTGCGCGTCATCGAAAGCAAATACTGAGGAGAAAAATATGTGGTTCACATCATCACACGGCACGATCGAAATCGAGATGACCATGGCGCAGGCCGAGTCAGCATCACACCAGGGCCAATGCGACGCCGATGTCCTGGCTTTGTCCAACAACCGCAAGATTCGCCGCCAGTTGGAGCGCATCGATCCAGCCGCATTGCGCAAAGAGTTGGCCGAGTACGGCGCCTGGGATGAGCAGGAGTTGGCCGACCACGAGCAAAACATCCAGCGCATCCTTTGGATCGCGGCAGGCGACATCGTTGAAAACCAATGGAGTAGATCATGAGCCTATACACGGATTTGGTCGAGGCTGGCATCGAGGTCAGCAACTGGCAGTCGGACTTGTATTTCCCGGTGTCGTATGAGTCCATGGAAATCTTGGCCAAGTACCCAACCCAGTCGCGCTCAATCTTCAAATCAAACATCGATGGCCGTCCAACGGTTGAGGCGCCGTTCGCCTTTGATCCGTACTGGGAATCGAAAGTTGTTGACACAGCGTCAACGAAATAGAGTAGAATTTCAACACATCACCACAAGGAGATACAAATGGCAGACATCAGCATCCACAACACCAAGTCAATCGTCATCAGCGAAGTTCGCGAGATCAATGGCAACACTCCGCTGTACACGCGAGACATCACCATCACCGACGCCAGTGGCCACGAAGTTGTGATCACATGCTTTTCAACCAGCGAGGAAGCTGAAGAATTGCGGGTGTTGCTGTGAAGCGCAACAACTACATCGCCGAGATCGAGCACCGCGTTTGCGGCATCCCTTGCATCATCGGCGTCACCGATTACGAGGGCTACACACCCGCGTATATCTCCGGCCCACCAGAGAACTGCTACCCGGCAGAAGGTGGGTCCGGGGACTTTGAGATCCTGGACCGCAAAGGCTACCGCGCCAAGTGGCTTGAGAAAAAACTCACAGCGCGAGATGAGGACGCAATCCAGGAATTGATTTATGACCACATGGAGAATGACTGATGACTATTCAGAGAATCGAAATTGAGAATGAAAAGCAGTGGCTTGCCGAGCGGGCCAAAGATGTGACCAGCACCGAGGTGTCGGCCTTGTTTGGCTTGTCGCCTTACCTGACCGAGTTTGAACTGTTTCACCAAAAGCGCGACGGCGTGACCGTCAAGTTCGAACCCAACGAGCGCATGAAGTGGGGCAACCGCCTAGAGTCGGCCATCGCGCACGGCGCCGCCGAGGACATGGGCTGGAACATTGCCAAGTTCAATGTGTACATGCGCGACCAGGCCGCACGCATCGGGTCCAGCTTTGACTTTGAGATCAAGTCCAGCGCCAATGGCCCAGGCATTCTCGAGGTCAAGAATGTCGACTGGGTGCAGTATCAGAAGTCATGGATCGACGACGGCAATGGCAACATCGAGGCGCCCGAGCACATCGAGTTGCAGGTCCAGCATCAAATGGAAATTGCCGATTACGACTGGTGCGCGATCGTGGCGCTTGTCGGTGGCAACGAGCAAAAGATAGTCCTCCGAAATCGCGATCGGGACATTGGCAAAAGTATACGCGAACGCACCAGCGAGTTCTGGAATCGCGTGCAGTCCAACACCGCGCCATCAGCCGATTACACACGCGACGCTGAGTTCATCATCAAGCAGTTGCGCAACGGCGCAGACGAGGGTTTGGTGGCCGAGGCTGACCGTGAACTCGAGGACATGATCAAGCAGTTTGAATTCGTGCGCAAAGAGGCCAGCGATCTGGAAAAGATCAAGGACCAAAAGCGTGCAGAGATCCTGGAGCGCATTGGCCGCGCCAGCAAAGTTCTCACCAGTTTTGGCTCGCTATCGACGGGGCAAGTCAAAGGCCGATCAGGCACTCTCATCACGCCTGAGATGGTCGGCACAGTCATCGGTGCAACCGAGGGCTACCGCAGTTTCCGTTTTTATCCCAAGAAGGAGAAGTAAACCATGGCAACCGAGCAACGCATTTACAAAGTCGTCAGCAATGACAAAGCCTACCTGGTCCAGGCCATCAGCCAGGCACAAGCACTGCGCCACATCGCAGGCCGCATGTACCAGGTCGAAGCCGCCAGGCCCATCGATGTCGCCACGCTCATGAGCAACGGCATCAAACTCGAGGTGGCCAGCACGATCCCCGAGCAAGACCAACTCAAACTTGAAGGAGCACAAGCATGACTACAGGAACCGAACTCAGCCCCATCGAAGCAATGCGTGGCACCCTGGTGAGAATGCAACCAGAATTCCAGGCCGCACTGCCACCGCAGATCCCGGTCGAGAAGTTCATCCGCACCACACTTACCGCAGTGCAAATGA